CGGATTCTCCCATTTTTTGGAAGCCCTTCTGCTCGTAATTGACCTGCTCTTTTATCTGTTTCAGTCTGGATGTGATATTGTCATATTCCTGATATCCGACTGTCAGTCCAGCCTTTTTCAGTTCTGACAATCTTTCCTGTAACCTGATCTGTTCCCCAAGCAGGTCAACCAGCTTTTGATTGGACACCTGCGCATTAACACGGATGCTCTGTAATTTCTGCTCTTCTGCTTCCTGTTCGCGCTTTTTAGCATTTACCTGCTCTTCTTTTGCAATCCGTGCCTCTGCCTCAGCCATTCCCTTATCTGTAAGGCTTCGGAGATTGGCTTCATATTCCTTTACAGCATCTGTAGCATTACGCCAGGCAAGATACACCTGGTCATAGTCATCATCACCGAAATACTGTCCCTGTGCTTCCAGCTCTTTCAGAGTGGCAGCATATTCCTCTACATCCACACGGAGCTGGTTCATGTGCTGATCTGCATCCGCAATCCCGGCTTTCGCACGTTCCATCTCGGATGCTATCTCTTCTATCTGCTGGGCAGTCTGCGCCTGCTGTTCTGCGTTGCTTTTCCAGTCAAAAGCCACTTCTCTTGTGGCTTCAGTTTCCGGATTCTGCCCTGCAATTTCTTTCTGCTCTTTTGTCTTAGCAATCAGGGCATCAATGCGGGCTTCTTCTTCCTCTGTCCATGCAGATCTATAATCAGGGCTTTCTGTCTGTGCCTGGACAGCTTCTTTCTGCTTCTTAATATTCTTATCAAGCTCAGTATTTACCTTTTCAATGGCTTTCGCCTGTTTCTCATATTCCTCAGTTTTTGTGCCGGCTGCTGCTTTGTCCAGCTCTTCTACTTTATCTTTTGCATCATCTGCCTTGTCCTCGATATCCTTAAAGGTTTTTGCCACCTTATCCAATTCTGAAGAATCAACCTTAGTGCTAACACGTATACTTGTATCATACTCAGCCATATTAAAAGCCCCTTTCTAAAAATAGAGCCAGCTACATGTGTAAAAACATGTAAACCGGCTCTAGGCTCTTCTGGCTGTTATCTTTTATTTCTTATTTCTCAATTGATTGAAGACGGAAAGTGCCTCATCATTTTTTTGTTTTTCCTCTTCTGTAAGCTCTGTCTTTGCTCCAAGACTGTATATCTTCTGTGCTTCCATGATAGCTTTACGCTCTTTTTGCTGCATTTTTGCGTCCAACTTCTTACAACGTATATCTACTACTCTTGTGAAAGAACATTCTTCCAAATTAGTAAGCAGCCCCATAAATACGAACCAATGCAAATTGGCTTTATTCAGGTTAATATTGTAATGCTCCTTAAATGCTGCATATATTCTCCATTGGTCTACGTCAAAGTCAAATGCTTTTACTTTGCTCGGTTCTTTTTTATGGTTATCATGGTTGTATTCATTCAAGTACCATGCCAGCCCTTCTATAGCTTCTTCCATCGTTGTAGGTTTCTCTTCACCATAAAACAACAGATCCAAGGCATGACAGATTCTTTCATTCTCTTCGTATTCCTCGTCCTGTAAGCACTGCATGATCTGGATTCCTGTACGAAAAGATGCATCTATGGGATATCCATGCCATTCATATGGCAGCTTGTCCAGCATGACATTCCACATAGTTATCTCTTCCTTCTATTCTTCCTGTTGCCGCCATATTGCGGGGTGAATGCGCCGCCCTGTCTCTCCCTGCTATACTTCTGTGCGATCCGCTTATGCCTGTCATTCGTGTACTTATCGAAAATAGGCAATAACTGGTCAAAGAAGTCTGTAACTGCATACGGTGAAGGTGCTGTAGTGTCAAATACCTTATAGCAACAATCCTCTCCAAATAAAGAATCAATTTCTGCTGCAATATCCTGCATTGTAGTAATTAAAAGCTGTATATGCTCCTTCTGGTTAAGTCCTGCGCCTTTTGCCTTTATCTCCTGTCCTGCATTAGAGAATTTATCAATCAAATTGTAGAATCTGTCCAAAAACTGTACATCTTCCACGGGAATTGATATCACATCTCCATTGTCATTTACTTCGATTTCAAGTGATTTTTTTACTCTTAAACTTTCCATATCATTACCATCCTCTAAAAAGTGATGGGCGATTTAGAGGAACACCCACCACTATGCTAATTTTGATTAACACCTGTCTTATGTTGTCGGTGTAAATTTGTTAGTAGTTACATTAAATGTACCCTGAATCGGATCACCTACACCGCCCAGTGTCATATTGTTCATCAACTCGCTACCAGCATCGCCGCCGATAGAATCAAACTGATATGAGCATTTACGTTTCACCGCCGGATATTCTCCTTCTTCTGTCGGCGTTTCCAGAATATTCACCCTAACATAATCTGTCATTGCAGATGAGCCTGTTGGAAGAGTTTTGATCTTCTCATTCATCCACGCCTGCAGCTCATCATCTTTGATGTACTCTTTTTCCACGCTGATAGAAGGTGTATAACTCTTAATGTTCGTTGTTCCGTTGCTCTGATTGATATACTGTTTTGTCTCAGATTCCGGGTTGAATTCTTCTGTTAAAGAACTGACACCATCACCGATCAGTACATACTTATCTGTTCCTGTTGTGCCAATGTTTAAAAAATGCATCAGCTTTTCTCTCATTTCAGACATTGTTATCTCTCCTTCACATATTTAATAGCGATAGTCATCTGATATAAAGAATCACTCTCGCTCGTTGCACCCATGAAAAATGGGGTAGTTATCCTTATTTCTTTTACAGTTGCATCCTGTAACACAGGATAATTGCCACGCCTGTTCTGCTCATTTACCCACTCTGTCAGTTCTTCCCCAAATACATTGTTGTCAATGCATTCTGCATTTTCCTGATTCGGCATACATGCGCAAAATGTGTAATGGTCCGTATATTCTTTTTTACCGGACAAGTAGGACTTTACATTCTGAACCGGTTCTTTTGCCAGTGAATACTTGCCAGTACCTGCCCTTTGGATATCTGTGTCTATTTTCTTCGGCTTGAATTCTCTAAGCCACGTTATAATGCTCTCTGATACTGTCATTTGCCAGCTATCCTCCTTGCTCCCTGTTCAAGTTCTTCCTTTCCACCATTCTGCATATATCTGTCTGCCCAATAACCGCCACGTCCTATACCACCTTTTTCACTTTCACCTTTTCCCTGAAAATGATATTCTGGATGGTAATATAGTCTTCTGGCATATGGCGTATTCCACACCACATCTGTTTCATTTTCAATATGACAGCTGTCAATTAATTGTCCAGGATTCTCGTATTTTCCTGCTATATCAAAGGGAACGAATGGCTGTACATTTTTCTTAAACTCATTTGTTACAAATTGTTGTACACTTCCTCCTTCTTCCAGCCCCATCTTTTTTATACAATCTTCCAAGTCAAAATTACACTGATAATTAAATGAACTCACTTTCCCACCATCTTGATATGTTTCAACCTTGGCATGTTGCGGTTATCAGATACAGAGGTCACAGTCACTGCATATTGGTAATGTTCTCTCAGCGCTGATATCCTGCAATCTTGCCCTATTTCCTCTGTTGCTTCGCCAAGAACAACGATATCCTTGCCGCTCTTAGCATTCAGTGTCCAGTAGTTTTCACGTTCTTCATCCGACAACCTGTTATACTCAACAGGCTGCAAATATGGTTTGTTGCCATATCTGCGTCCAAAGTCTATCGTAATACTTTCCACCTTATTTTCTGTCTGCACACCATTGGATGTAGACACCTCATTGCGGTTGTGTCTCCACTGTACACCCTTTACTACAGATCTGCTCCAGTGCTCTGTACCGTCTTCAGATTCGTAGTAGTTATATATTGTTGCGACATCGCAAAATAAAACACTCATAGGCATATCGCTCCTGCTAATCCTGTACCTCTCAAGCCATTAGAAATTGTGCTATACAACTGTGCTTCTTTCTCCTGTGCATTGGTAATCTTATAGGACTCACTGTATCCGTCATTAGAAACGGACTGTATGCCAATTCCCATACCAGAAGACTCCTGTGCCTGTAGATTGTCAATCAACTGGCATGTGGTCAGTTTTACCGCATCACGCACACCTTTTTGGAAATCAGTTGCTGAATCCTCATCATAGCCATTACAGAACGCTCTTGCACGCATATGTGTAACCCTGTCAATTTCTCCTGCTGCCCTCTGGTACAATCGGTTGAATTCCTGTTCATCTGCAATATTGGTAAATAGGGAGCTGTAATACTCCCAGTCAACATAAGGCATATTATCGCTCCCTTCCCTTGTTCCTATGCTGTAGGTGCGACCTGAATATCCTTAAGCATTCCCGCCATCTTGGAATTCTTCAGTACTACGCCTGCTACTAATTCCACTTCTCCCGTCTTGACAGCCCCCGGTGCAGACATATCAGGCAGATATGTATTGATGATTGCTGCTGCCTGTGTCGGTGAGATGCCATGGAACGCATTTGTACCAAATTTAACGCCGATAATGGAACTCATGCCATCAGTATCGCCTGTGGCAATACAATCCTCTTCCGCTGTTCCGTTGTAGTATCTTCCTGCATCCATAAGGATAATATTGTCATAGGTTTCTACAGTCTGACCAAAATCGTTCTTATCCCTGCTGTAGTAACCCATCTTCTGACCGATATACTTCATTACAGACAGCATTGTGCTGTTCATCATTAGCATATCAGGCTTCTCTGCAAAAAGCCCAAGCCACTTATTCAGTTTGAGCACGAAAGAATCCCTGTATTTGTCAATATTCTCAACGTCGCTCAGATTGATTCCACTTGCTGAAACTTCCGTGGAAGAACCTGCTACCAGTTTGCGGAGCCCATCAAATTTTGCCTGTGTGTAACCTTTTCCACCCGTTGTATTACCATTGATCACAGCATTATGGAACAGGTTGGAAGCTGCCTTAATCTTCTCACGAAGCTGGAATTCAATTTCATTTACTGCACCTGATGTATTTTGGATCACACGGTCTACCTTGAAAGAGCCGCCGAAAATATCGAGGTCTGCAGTCTTCTTTTCTCTCTTGGCTTCATTTGCCGTGTACTCTGTATTAATATCTCTTCGCCCTGCTGTAGAAGGTGTCTTTAACTGCATATACCCATATGTCAATGTAGAACCGCCAGTACCAGGCGACACTGCATTATCAAATGATAACCGGTCAAGAAGAAATGAGTCTCTTCTGAACTCATCCACTACCATCTGATCTACTTTGTCAGCCATGCCAACTTTTGCCTCTTCTAATGTAACCATACTTTTTCCTCCTCATTATTTCTTATAATGTTCTGTCAATACGCTTCCCCACGTATCCTGCTGTGTAGGTGGGGTATTCGTCACTTTTCCAGGCACATCAATAGTGCTTCCTGTTTTATTTGGCTCTGGATCTCCGAACAACATTTTGCTGTCCTCTGCCTCTGTAAGTGTTTTAATTGCAGATTCAATATCCTTTTCCTGATTTTTACTCTCCATGAGCTTATCAATTGGTAACAGTGCCCTGATTGCCTTGGGGTTCTTGCCTTTTGCATTCCTGATGCCTGTATCAACAAGTGCATCAAAATCTCTTTTAGCAAGTTCATTCTTATGGTCAGTATCCATTTGGTTAATCTGACCTTTCAGAGTATCGATCTCGCCATTGAGCTTATCAACATCTACGTCCTTGAATTTCTCTAACCCCGCTTCTAAAGTCTTTACCTTATCCTGCTCTGTCTTTAGCTTCGCAGACTGAATATCATAATCTGCCTGTGTCTTATAATTCTCCAGTACTGTCTTCTCAAAGTCCTTATGCTTGTCTTCCGGAATTTCAAGCCCGAACTCTTTCATAATTTCAAAAATATTTTTCATCACTTTTTCTCTCCTTAAAATAATTTATGAATCGGATTTTCTCCGATATAGGATTAATAGAAAAGAGCCGCACAGTATTAATCCCTTACGAATTAACAACTATGCGGCTCCTTGGCTCTATTGTAATGATTGATTCCTGTTTGCACTTCTTACAGTACCCCGGAAAGTTAATGATTGTGGTATCCTTCCTGTACTTGATCATCTTGGGAAAACCACAGTTCGGGCATGGATACCAATACTCCACATTCAACTATGACACCCTCTTTTCGCTTGCAATCCATGAACCTGTTACAATTAAAGCGTACCATTTCTGATTTTAAAGTCAATTATTTTTTTTATTTTCTTCGCATTTATGTGTATCTATGCCATAAAATTAAAAAATCCACCACATTATTGTGATGGTATCAAGATAAATATGATAAGAGAATATTTTGGTGGGTGTGCCCCTTCCCACATTTCTTTTGACCCAAAGGGTGCGTAGCAGCACAATCTCTACTTCAAAATACTCCCTTATTATTGTAATAATATTATACGTCACTTATTCCTTTTTGTAAAGAAGTTGGTTCTTTTCAATTAATTTTTTCAAGTTCTTATTCCTTATTCTCCAAAATGTCATAACCGAATTTTTTAGTTGACTATCCTCATTCTCCAGCACTAATCGAATCACAACATTAAGATTTGTATTTGGTAATTGTTTTATGAGGAAAGCGGTTCCAACATTTTTTTCATCACTAATTATCATATCCGGATTAATTATACACTCTTTTCCATATTGTTCAAACAGCGCATAGTCTTCTGGATGACGCAATTTAATATGCTCAATCCTTTCACTGGTAACAATAACTTCATCCGTCTGTATTTTCCCGAATTTTTTTCTGTACAATTCTGTATCAATTTTTCCAATTTTGAATATTTCTTTCAAAGTCGTATTTCCTTTATCTTCTGATATATTCATATTATCAGATTGTGATGGTTCTGCAACTGTTTTCTTACCCTGGATAACTGATACTTCAAATCCATTCCACGCCTTGGTTTTCTTCAAATCAGACATACCGCACTCATACCATAACCTTGATGTTGCAGTTGGAACACCGCAAGTCTTGCAAAAATCCTTATATTCAGCTGTCTTACGTTTAATTTTTGCATTTATCTCCGTTGTGCTATCTCCTAATGCTGTAAGTGCTTCTTTTTCCCTTTTCAGCGCACGTATATTACGCTCCATTGAACGCATTTTCTGTGTCATGGCATAATAATCATATGTTTTCCCAGCTATAGTAACCGGTCCTGGCTGAGTTTGTTCTTTTGGCAGACTGGATGCACACTCAAACCATGCATGATGATTATGACGGCAATTATATCCATACAATCCTGTCGGATCATTTTCATGTTCCCCATCAACGCTATAACCAGTAGCTCTCCACAAATCAGTAATATAGTCCTGCCCTATTCTCTCAGCTTCTGATGCATAATTCTTTCCTTCCTTGATAAAATATACTCTGCCTTGCCACTTCTCATGATTTGCGTGACCTTCCCCTGTATTACGTGCTCCCCAGTGTTTTGACACATAAACAAGATTGACACCTGTCTCCAATATATTCC